AAATCAAGAAGTTACGAACCCAGACTTAGAACTTCCACCCCTTCGTGAGAACAATTGGACTATAATTAATTGTTCTATTCAAGATTTAGAAAACAAATTAAAACAATTTTCAATCGGAAGATATCAGGTCGCTATTGCTAGATGGGAAGATCAAGTTACTGTTATATTGAATGAACTAGACGCTTGAGCAATATTGGTTTGCACTTGCTAAGACTTGCTTACATTTTTCAATCATTTCTTTTGGGTAATCGTTATATTTTGATATTTGCATTGGCCAAATATCAAGATTGAACCGTTGGCTACCTAATATTAAAGCGTTATCATAAAAAACTATAGCATCTTTAAACTTCTCTTTTTTCACAAATATGTCACCTAATAAACACCAAAACTCAGCCATCAATGGATTCTCAGCTAAACAAAGGATAATATTTTGTATTGCCTCTCTTGATTCATTTTGAACAACACCTTGTACTAAAGCAAGATAATATCTTGCCATAACAGTAGGTATGTCATTCATGCGAGCATGAAATAGGTAATTTGTTATTAGTAAGGAAAAATCTTTAAAATTCTTTTGGGCTAAAGTCGCAAAAGCTTTGTAGTAGCAGGCATCCGTAGAGAAAGGTTGTGCTTTTTTCCACAATTCCAAAATCGTGTTAATTTTTGGGTCATTAACTTGTTGTTGGTATAAAATTGCATTAACTATACGGGTTGGTTCCGCATTCAATTTTTCAAAAATAGGATTTTTAAAGACTGCTTGATTCTCAGTTTTGTTCCAAAGTCTAGCTTCTTTGATGATTACATCATCCTGCATAATCTGAAATCCATAGATATCCTTCGTTGTTGCCAGCAAAGTTGGTATATATTCATCAAATTGCACAAGGTTTTCATTGTCTTTAATGTAAAAAATCCAATCAGTTTTTGCTAAATTGACGAGTTCGTTTAAAGCTTTGTTGTATGGCAAATCTTTTTTTAATTCAATAACACCCACTTCTTTAAATTTACTTTTTACTGGAGAAAATGTGCCTAACAAAACTTGATGAGGGTTTAACATCATGATTGATTCTATGGCTTTGTGAGGATCGTTTTCTTTATTTAGTAGTATCGTTGTTATCGGATGCATATCTCACTTTCAATAGATGAGCGATAGCTTTTTCAGCATCGGACATATTATTTTTGCTAAAATGGTCTTTCAAGTGTATATAATTCTCTATAGAATTAGGACTTTCTACTATCTTATTTAGGATTTTAATTAATTCCATAATATAGAATAGAATGATTGAATGCACTCGAAAGAATGTTGATTATAAAATTATAAAATAAAAAGGAGTGCGTTGAGTACAGAGTATTTAAATAATAAAATTTTCGAGGAAATCATAGCCAGATTTCAACAGTCCAAACGAGAAAAAAGTAAATATGAGATTTGTATGGAAGACTTAGAAGGAGCTATAAAACGCGGAAATGACGGTATGGAATTTATTTTACGTCGAAACAAATTCGCAAATCTCCATAAATCAGCAAGTGAAATGTACGCTGAAACACAGCAACAACTAGCTATTGCGTTCCTAACACTTTCCGAAAACATCGTCAGATATGCCAAATTTAATTTAATCGACATGGATGATGCTATTCAAGAGGGAGTGATGATTTGTTTTGAAAAAATAGATCGTTTTGATCCGCGAAAAGGAAAAGCTTTTAATTATATGACAACCTGCTGCTTAAATCACTTTCGCCAGTTGTATAGGACGGCGAGGAACTACAATGAGTTAAAAAAGAAATATCTAGTGCATCTCGAAAACGAAGTTGAAGATTGCCTAAAAAATAAAAGAAAGCCTAATAATTTTAATAAAGATTCTAGGTTTTAAATTGACTTTTTAAAAAATGTTGTATAATAATTAATTATGGGAAAAAATCTTACAGAAATTTTAGAACAACAGGAAGTTATCCAAAAATTAGTAGACAAGGGTTATGGAGAACTCATTGATGCACTTCTTATGAATGAGTCCAAGGTCTATACCAAAAAAGGCAGATTGAATAAATCAGGAGCTTGTCGAGTTTTAGGTTGGAAAACCAAAGAACTTGAGGATGCCCTGGAAGCCTGCCGAGAACTATTTAAAGAAGATTTCATGAATGATTAAAGCATTATTGAAGCATTATGAAATCTGGTGGTAGAATAAGCGGTTTTAACCCAGGAGGCGGTCCAGGGTTAGGTAACGTTCCTGGTGGAATACTAGGATTAGTATTTGTGATAGGGTTAAAAGGACCAGAACTAAGACCAGGAGAAATAGGGGTAACATCAGAAAATGTTCTAGAAGGAGGAGTGATACTTATGTTGGGGATTTGTCCAAGTGTCCCTCCACCAGTTGGAACAGGCTGAACACATGTGGTGTCTGGACAAACTCTATAATTATCACAATCTGCATTTCTGTCACTGTATAGAGCATGTGGCATGTCAGCCCCAGGCAAAACTTGAAACGCTCTATCGTATCTAAGCGTAAATTCAACTGTAACCACTTCATAGTTAGTCATATCTAAGTCACCCCAATCAATACTTTGAGGATAACAGTTTTGAAGCACCCATGCCTCTACTACATTTCCACAACCATCCAAAAGTTGTAAATTTGCGCAAGTTTTAAAAGAAAGCGAGTCTAAACATGGATACCATTGACTGCACTGAGACGAACCAGGATTATATTGCTGTTTCAACCATGTGAAAATTGGATTTTGTGTACTTATACAACGATCATAAAGCATGATTTGAATAGGTTGCCATTCTGGTTTACTTGGAAAAGAAATAGTTTCATTCAAATGTTCTGCTTGCATTTCTTTAAGTGTTATTTTTGGCCTTGCCGCTTTCATACAAGGCAATGGCTGGGCTGAATCGACAAAACTGGTTGTGATATTGGTAATATGGAATAACCATCTAAACTTTCTTTTCAAGGCTCCCATACTAAAGACACCATTAGTTGTAGTACCCCATTCAGACCTACAAAAACTCATTGCTTCGCCAGCGCATGTAGCCATAATTACCTCTTGTGTATATAATAAAAAAGGGGCGAAAAATTTTTCGCCCCTTTTTCTTTTGTTATTAAATCTTGTCTTACGAGCAAGGAACACATGGACATACAGTAAGAGACTGATTTGGGCAGTAGCTTTGATAGCTAACTTCGCTAAATCTTAAAGTCAGTTCAATTGTACATTCTTCCGAACTTGACATATCCAAATCGCCCCAATTAACAGAAGTAGGCCAAACGTGCCTTAATATCCAACCTTCAAGTGGAGCGCCGCAACCATCCCAAAGAATCAATCTAGCAAGACCCTCATACGCAGCTGGCGTACTGTTCATAGTCAAACAGCAAGGATTAGTAAAATCATAAATTGTAGCAATCCAGCCAAGAATAGAGGTAGTGCTTCCACCGCTCATTGTCGGAACAGTACCACTAACATCGTAATAAGTTATACCTAATGTCTGCCAAGTACCTTTACCTGGAATCCAGGTCTTAGCATTAAGATAATTGATTTCTACTTCTTCGATATCAATCTGTGGTCGGTTTCCAACCTTTACAAACTCTCGTGCAACCGTTTGTGGGGTTGGTTGATTGCAGCAAAATTGTATTTCGAAGGTCCATCGAAACTTCCTTTTAAAAATTAAGTTTCCATCGCCAAGCGCACCAAGACCCATCGGCAATCTACCACCACAAAAGGCTTGTCCCATATCACTAAGAACCTGAGTTCTTAGTAAAGCCGCTGATGCCTGATCTTCTACGCATAGATTAACGGCGGCTGGTGTTAAGTTATTTCCGCAAGCATTTGACATTTTGTTACTTCTCCTTAAAGATTATTTATTCTTTACTTTATAAATTTGAAGCACCTATTTAAAAATTCTGCATATCCCTTACTATGTAGCTTCAAAATCTTCAGGCTAAGTAAACTTTTGCCCGAATATCCTTCCACTTATATATCCCATATTGTATAAAATTAAACCAAATAAGAGTGTTGTTTATTTCTTTTGCATTGACATTTCAATTTCTTCTATGTTTTTCTTCAATTCCGCAATGGACTGCTTCATTTCTTCCTCTGTCATGAAGTCAGGAACATCAGGATGATTAGGAGTATCAGGATCAAGAGGATTTTGAGGGTTGTCTGGATTACTTTGTGAGAATTCCTCACAAATGTCCTCTGGTAACTTCTTAAGCCTATAAATAGGTTGTGGAATGTAACTTTTCGCTGTCATGTTGAACTGATACTTCAAAACCCTAGTTTTGGCATCTCCTGGCTCTATTTCAATGTTATTATTCACGCTGTCTAGTGTTACAATAACCTCCCAATAAACTCCCTTTATTTTTAAATATGCGACAGGTGAAAACTTAAGGAATGACTGTTCAAGGATTTGGTTCATATCCTCTTCATAAAGAGTCCACATATATAAAACGTAATTAATATTTACTGGTAATCCTCTAGTTACACCAAAAAAAGTGTCTTTAACGTACTTCTCTTGCTTGAAAAATCCTGGTGGTTTACCATCTGGGCTTAGCCAAGGAAGTAATGAATAGGCTTTTTGATAGGTGAACCGCGACTGGTCAAAGTTTATACCGCTATTCCATATTGACATCATTGGTAATCTAATCCTGTCTACAACCAAAGAATTGTCTTTTCTAACGTTGTCTTGCAAAATCGCATCTACTGCCTTCTCCTGACTTGCCCATATAAGCGGAACTATATGCGTTTTCCCTTGTTCATCAATAACCAATGTATTTCTAAACATGTCCAACATTGCCTCATCA